GCTTCTGATAAATCTTTACAATAAGTTTCTTTATTATCAATTAAAACAGTACCATCTATTGTTTTCTGAATAGTATGCCCAAAAATGTAGATACTCTCACGAATATCTACACCTGATAGGGTTTTGTTTAAATTAGAAGAAAACTTGGAGTAGTTCATTAGTCTTTGCAATTTTCTTTAGTTAATTTATCAACTGCTTTAGCAATACCAACTTTACGTTTTTTATTCATAGCTGCAGCATCTTCATAATCTTTGCTTCTACTATGATCATTAACAGTTGTGCCTTTAACAAAACCCGCAAGACCTACATCAGAAGTTGCTTTCTTAACATAAGAACCTAGAGTCTTTTTAGATAATTCATCTAGTTGTTCGAACTCTTCAGACATCATAAAATCTTCTAGTTCTTCAACTGAATAATCTTCAAGGGTGAATTCTTCTTTTGTCAATTTTCCAATTGCTGTAGCAACACCTTTAGTACGGTTTGCAGTTTTTCTTGCTGTTCTTGGTTCATGCGTATATGATAATGCATCTGAATCGCCACGACCTGATTTAAAATTAACTGATGCAGTATGTTTCATCAATTGGTCATGAGCTTTATTTACATAAGAGCCTAGAGTCTTTTTAGATAATTCGTCTAACTCTTCAACTTCTTCTTTGGTTATTTTGTCGACTGCTTTGCCAATACCTTTTTCACGTTTAGAAGCAATTTGTCCAGATTTTGACCATTTCTCGCCTTTACCTAGAGCTTCACCGCTAATAATAGCATTTGTAGTAGCTTTCTTGACATAAGAACCTAAAGTCTTTCTGCTTAATTCGTCTAGTTGTTCGAACTCTTCTGACATCATAAAGTCTTCAAGTTCTTCAACTGAATAATCTTCAATATCATATGATTCATCAACTGAACCAAACATACCCTGAGCAACATCAACTCTCATACTATCTAAACGGTCAGATATTTTACTAGCCATTACTGCGTTAAAACTATCTTCAATTGCTAATGTATTACCATCAGCAATTGCACTAATTAATTCTACGATTGATTCTTTAATCATTGTTGGTTCCCTTGGTCTTCAGGCTGTGGAGGAGGATTTTCTTTATTTTGTTTTGCAATTTCTTTTATATCTTCTTCTGATTGCTGCAGTACATTCTTTTGAATCCATTCTTGTGAATAATAAGAACCTGCATATAATGTTATTTGTTGTAAAGTAGCCAACCTATTCATTAATATTTCTGATTCTTTTAACTCAGTAAAGTAATTATCTTTTTGGAAGTCAAACTGAATAAAAGGCTTCATAGTAGCCCATTCATCTTCTCTGATAATACCTTTACAAACTAATTGAATTCTTAATGCATCAGATAATAAGTTTGCAAATTTCTTTCTTAATCTTGTTACAAATTTATTAAACTTTACTTCTTCTCTTGTAATTTCTGTAGAACGACCAATACTAAATCCCTGTGTTGGTTGTAGTCTACCTAATGGTACATTCAATGCTTGAAATAATTTAGTTTGAAAATACTGAATATCTTCAATCTGTCCAAGAGTTTGCCCGCCTGGAAGAGTAGTAATTTCTGTACCTTTACCACCTTCTCTGCGTGGCATCCAGAAGTCTTCCATCATAGATAGATGTTTTCTGTCGTTTCTTACTTCGCCAGTAGTAGCATCATAAACAATCTTATTACGAAACTTGTTCATAATGTCATTTACATACTGTTCGGCTTTTAACTTTGGTAAGTTACCTACATCAACATAGAAAATTCTACGTTCTGGTGCTCTTGATATACGGTAAATTACAACAGCATCCTCAATCATTTTTAACTGATTTGTTGGCTTAACTGCTTTATGGAGATGACCAAGTGTCATACCCGAATTTGGATCTATTAATCCAGAAGGACAATAGATAACAGAATCAAGTGTTAGTTTTACACCTTGTGAAGTTTGTTCACTAATTCCTTTGTCATTATAGATATAGTATTCTTCTATATCAACTACAACATCAACGCCTTTGTCGTTACGTTGTTTCTTTACATTTTTGATTTTGCGAATTTTTCTAGGATCAACCTTTCTTAATTCAACAATACCATTTTTAACATTTTCTGGGTCGATTAATACTTGATAATATACCCTACCGTCAATATACCATTGACGGAAAATATCTGGACCAAATTCTTCGAAATCAAGTAGTCTAGTAACTTCTTCAAACTCTTCAGTAATTTTGGTTTTAATTGATTCTGATACTTTCAAATCATCAAGTTTTATCTCAATAGATTTATCATCATCAGTAACAATTGCTTCATTAACAATATCAGTAATTGCAGAATCACAATCAGAATATTGGGCAACTTCTCGGTATCGACGGATTAAGTCATTCTCATTTCTGACAATGCTATCCATATCAAGAACAAGACCATAATAATTAGCTGCTCCCTGCGCAGTAGTTATTATTGTAGAACCATCTTCAGTGTTTGGTGGAACAACACTAAGAGGATTCTGTTTTTCAGGTTTTTTGGCTTTGCCTAATTGTAAACCGAAAAGTTGCATATTATATTATCTCAAATTATAGACTGAAAGGAATTGTGCCAATCGGAGTATCAACAGAAACATTAACTCCAAAAGAACTTCCATCAGTATCTGTACCAGTGTTAGATGTAAAGTAGTTATATTGAAATTCTACTTGGAATTCTTCAATTTGGTTTACTGTATCAAAACTTAATTCAATAGCGCTAATGTTTATTGGATATGCATCAGTGAATTTATAAGTTTTAAGAGTAGCACCATTTCTATCAAGTTGAGCAACTTCTAATTCAACTTGATAATCAGCCGGATTAGTTTTACCTTCAGTTGCAGCATATCTTTGAATACCTGATTGCCAAGTTTCAAACGCATTTCTTAAACCAAAAGTTACATCATTGATAATAGTAACAGTCCAAGGTTGGAAAGTTCTTTCTCCAGCAAAATGCACTTCTCTACCACGATAATTTACTGGCATATCTGCAATAGTAGATGCAGGTAATGATGTTGCTTTACATAAGAATTGTGCTCTTGCTCCTTCTAACGCACCAATTGATACATATGATGGAAAGTGAAGATATGCTCTAAATTGGTTAGCACGAGCACCGCCACCAATTAGTTGTGATTTAAAATCGTTTATGTTAGCCATTTTTGTTCCTTTAGTATTGACTTTTAATTATTTATTAATTTAAAATGTGTTAAAATTGGGAGGTATTATTTCAACCTCCCAACTAATTTAACCACCAACAGTAGTAAAGTCAACACCTGTGCGGGTTGCAATAAAGTTCAAAGTAATAAAGTTGATTGAACGTGCTGGTTTGATATAAATATCACCAACAAATTCATTACTATCAATTACTGCGGCAGTATTATTAGACTCGTCGCATACAACTTTGAAATCTGTAACACCTCTACGACCTTTTACATCTCTTAAGAATGGTTCAACAATATTCTTAAATTGCGCTCTTGTAAATGTATCATTGAATTCAAACAATTGATATTTAGCAGCAGTAGCAATTGCTTTCTCAAGAACAATAAACAATCTACGAACATTAATACGATCAAATGCAGATGGTTTTGCTTGTAAAGTTTTATCTCCGTAAAGAACAGTTCCTTGACCTGGGAAAGATACAATTGGATTTACACCATTTTTGTATAATGTATCTCTATCTGTCTTAGTTGGGTTAATTGCTAATTTAACAACATTCTTAATTTGACCACGATTAAAACCCGCTGGAGACCACCAAGCATCATTAGTATAGTCAGTTCTAGCTGCTAATCCAGCCATGTCACCATTTAATGGAACCCAACGATATGTGTCATTGTAACGATCATATTGATATTTAAAACCAGTATCCATAAAACCAAATGAAGATGATGTAATAGCATTTCTATATGTATTAACAGCATCAGTTGCAGATGAACCTGAACCAGTAATAACTGCGCCAGTAGAATTATCTTGTGGAGATACAAACGCAACACAATCTTTACGAACTTCAGCAACATTTTGGATTACATAATTTGCAGTAGTGGCAGTTGCTTTACCTACGGGAAGTAAACTAATATCATATTGACTATCATCTAGGTATAATGCCCATGCAGCTTGAGCATATGCACCAGTTGTATCTGTATAGTCATCAACCCCACCAGATAGTGAAGTAGACATAGCGCCAACTAA